AACGAATGGAATTGCATCAACAGGAATAACAACTTCTATTATATCCGTACAATCTAATAAATTCAGTTCTTTATATACAAATATTCAAATTATTGATTCTTTAACAAATCAGATGAATTTTGTTGAATTATATTTGACCCACAATGGAACAGATACATATATTTCTGAGTATTATTTCGACTCAGAATATCAAACAAATAATTATTCTGGAAACTTTATAGGTTCATTTGGTGCTGGTATTTCTTCTGGAGTATTATCTTTAAACTATACAAATAATTCATCAAATTCTATACAAATAAGATCAAAAGTTGTTGGATTTGGTACAACATCTGTTGGTTCTGGTGTGTATAGATTTAAATTGTCTGGGCAATTAGATGGATTTGAAAGAAGTGCAATATATCAGTCAAATTATTCATCTACTGTTTCATCAGCATCAACGGTAATATCACTCAATAAAAATGATTTTAATGCTGTCAAATCTTTAGTTGAGGTTAGTGTTGGGTCAACAAGTGCCCTTCATCAAATTATGTTGGTGCAAGATACCAATGATATATTTGTGCAGCAATCACCATTTTTATCCGTTGGAAGCACTACAGGAATTGGAACTTTCGGTGGAGAATATTCTGGTAACAATTTTATATTAAAGTTCTATCCAGATCCATCAATAACATCCAAAATTAATATTTTATCATTTAATGAATGTTTGTATACAATTTTGGACACAGAAAATATTGCACCAAATCTTGAATATGGAACTATTTTAGAGTCTATTGATCTTAATTTTTATAATGCAATTAATGGTGATAGAATTAATAAACTTGATTTCAATTTAACTTCCGATGGATATCCAATTTTTACAAAAACATTTAATCCTTTAGATTCTAATGTATTAAATCTATCCACTGGACTCTTTACAATACCAAATCACTTCTTTAGTAATGGAGAGAAACTTGTATACACACCAACATCAACATTTATTGGAATTGGCGAAAGTGCAGTTGGAATTGGAGCAACTTTAAATTCTGTTGGAGTTGTAACTACATTATTACCTTCGGATGTTTATGTTATCAAGCAATCAAATGATACATTTAAACTATCAACAAGAAAAGATTATGCTTTATTGGGAATAGGTGTTACTTTTACATCTTATGGCGAGGGTAACGCACATAAACTTGAAATGAGTAAGAGGAATGAAAAATCAATTATTACAGTTGATAATTTAGTACAATATCCACTAACATTTACCCCAATAGTGTATGCATTATCCGGAAATAATGGGCAAATTAATGCTACATCTACAATATTTGCTTTGACTGGAATATCTACAATAGCACCTAAGGACATTATTAAAATTGATAATGAATATATGGGGATTATCAGTGTTGGTTTAGGAACTACTAGTGTAGGTCCAATTACAAATAGTGGAGCAATTCCTTTAGTTCAAGTTTCTAGAGGATTTGTTGGTTCATCGTCTACCACACATACAGATTCCACATCGGCAAGAATTTATAAAGGATCGTACAATATTGTTAAAAATAAAATATTCTTTACTGAGCCACCTAGAGGAAATCCTCAAATACAAAGAGATTCTAGCAATTTAAGATTTGAAACATCTGAATTTACTGGAAGAGTATTTTTAAGAAATGATTATACAACAAATCAAATATATGATGATATTTCCAATCAATTTACTGGTATAGGTAGAACTTTTACATTAACTGTTGGTGGAGCAAACACTGTTGGATTGGGATCTACAGGTGGAAATGGTATCCTATTCATAAACAGTATTTTCCAAACACCAACAACTATTAATAATCCAGAAAATAATTTCAGATTTATTGAAAATTCTTTCGTAGGAATAAGTAGTGTAGTATTTTCAGGTATTACAGATCCAAATACTTCACAACTTATTACTTCAGAGTTTGATGTAAATCAAAATCAAACTCCTAGAGGTGGTATGATAATCTCTCTGGGATCGTCAACTGGATTAGGGTATGCACCCCTTGTTGGAGCAGCAGTAACTGCTGTAGTGGGTGCAGGAGGTTCAATTAGATCTGTTGGGTTAGGAACTACCGATAATCTTGGATCTGGATATAATGGAATTGTTTCCATAGGTGTAAGTGTATATCAAAGTGGGCACACTGGAGCAGCGGCATCTATAAGAGCATCTGTTGGTGCGGGTGGAACCCTATCATTTACCATTGTTAATGGTGGTAGCGGATATACAGATCCAAAGGTATTTGTCTCAGAACCCTCTTATGAAAATCTTCGGGTAACCGGAGTGTCTAGATTGGGAATAGGAACAACAACAAGTACTGGAGTTGGTCTTTTATTAGATGTTGAAGTTGGTGCAAGTTCAACCACAGGAATAGGGTCAACATACTTTGAAGTGACTAAATTTAATATTTCTAGACAAGGATATTCATTTAAACGTGGAGATGTATTTAAACCTGTCGGTCTAGTTACTGATGCAAGATTGGGAGCACCATTATCTGAGTTTAAATTGACGGTTCTCAATACATTTACAGATTCTTTCGCTGCTTGGCAATTTGGCGAATTTGATTATATTGACTCAATTGCAAGTTATCAAGATGGTATTAGAACAAGATTCCCATTATATTATAATTCACAATTACTCAGTTTCGAATCTGCACCCAATTCTCAAGTAAATTTAAATGCTGCATTATTCATAGTTATTAACGGCATAATTCAAGATCCAGAAATAGCATATCAATTTGATGGTGGAACTTCATTTGTATTTACATCTGCACCAAAACCAGAGGATAATGTTGCAATATTCTTCTATAAAGGAACTGATGGTGATGATATTAGATTAGTTTCAGACATACCACAAACAATCAAAAGAGGGGACATTGTACAAGTATTAAAAAATAATAACCTTCCTGGAACAATATCTCAAAATAAAAGAACAGTATTTGATCTATCATTCTCCGATAAATTTGAAACTAATCTATATTCTGATCAAGGAGTAGATACTGAAAATTACAAACCATTAAATTGGACTAAGCAGAAAATTGATAGAAAAATTAATGGAGAAATTGTTTATAAGACAAGGGATTCTATTGAATCTTTGGTATATCCAACAGCAAAGATTATTAAGAATTTTTCAACCACCGATACTGAAATATTTGTTGATGATGCATATTTCTTCAATTATGAAACGCCTGTAGATTTTGATGCATTAATTATTAATGGAATTTCAACAACAACAAATGGATCTATTGAACAAATTTCAAATATTTCTACAGTCAATGGATTTTCTGGAATTATTACTGGAATTACAACAACAACAGGTATTGGCGGAAATCCATTAGCACTCAAATTATTCTTAAATTCAAATTCTTTTGTTGGATTGAATACTGGATATCCAATTTATATTTTTGATACTCGTGTCGGAAATGGAGTGACTTCTATTAATAATTCCGATTCTGCAATAGTTGGAATTGGTACTACATTCTTAGATAATATTTACTATATTCAGCAATTCTCTTCAAGTGGTACTGTTGGTATTATTACCTGTAATATAAAATCAAATACATCTGTGATTGGACTTTCTACTTCTGGAAATACATCAAATCCAGTAGGTAAGTTTTCTTGGGGTAGAATGTCTGGATTTACTAGATCCAGTTCTCCAATTTCAATAGGAATAAGTGGAAATACAATAGATGTTGGATTATCAACTTTCCCAACAATTCAAAGGAGAGGTACTGGACTAAGAAACACTGGCGCACTCCCGAAAGTATTATAAATATCTAAAAAACTATTAATATGTCTGCAGTAGTAACAGATCAATTTAGAATATTGAATGCAAGCAATTTCATAAATTCTGCAGTAGATAATGCAAATTCTTATTATGTTTTTTTAGGATTGGATAATCCAACAACAGTTGGATTTGGAAGAACTTCCAATTGGGATACGAATGTTCCAACTCCAACTGATAATTTTGAATATTCTTCACATTATAAAAATACTTCTTTATTTGGCAAAAAAATAACCAGTAGCAATATTAGAAAGATTATAAGAAAGGTAACTTGGACTTCCAACACATCTTATGATATGTACAGAAATGATTACAGCATTTCAAATCCAACACCAAATTCAAACTCAAGTAGATTGTATGATTCAAATTATTATGTAATTAATAGTGATTATAGGGTTTATATTTGTATAGATAATGGGTCTTCTGGAACAAATTTAACCGGAAATAAATCTCAAGATGAACCAACATTTACAGATTTAGAACCATCAGCAGCAGGAGTAAGTGGAGATGGATATATTTGGAAATATCTTTTTTCAGTTTCTCCAAATGATATCATAAAATTTGATTCAACCGAATATGTTGTTGTCCCTAATGATTGGGAAACATCTACAGACTCACAAATTGTTGATGTTAGAGAAGCAGGAGATTCTAGCATAAATTTCAATCAAATCAAGAAAGTATATGTTGCTGATGGAGGAACTGGTTATAGTTCCGGAACAGTCGATATTCTTGGTGATGGTAGCGGTGGTAGAGTATTAGTTACTGTTGATAGTAATGGAACAATAATTTCAACTACAGTTACTGCAGGTGGTAGTGGATATACTTATGGAATAGTTGATTTGGGAAGCCTTCAACCAGGTGGAAGTCTCCCTAATCCAGCAAAATTGATTCCAATAATTCCACCATCTAAAGGGCACGGATACGACATATATTCCGAATTGGGAACTGATAAAGTATTAGTATATGCTAGATTTGATGATTCAACTAAGGATTTCCCAACAGATACTTATTTTTCTCAAGTTGGAATCATAAAAAATCCAACCACTTTTAATTCTGATATTATATTTACAGAAAATCAATATTCATCACTTTACTCAATAAAGCTTACTTCATCATTTAGTGGAACTCCAATTATTGGAGAAGAAATAACTCAAACTAGGCAAGATGGAAATGTTGCTAAGGGATATGTAGCATCATATGATAGTGAGACTAAGGTTTTAAAATATTTTAGAGATAGATCTTTATATTTTGGAAATGGTACTGATCAAACTGATTATAATACAGTTACCGCTGGTTCTACATTATATGAGTTCGAATCCTCTGCAAGCACTATTTCACCCTTTACTGGTAGTATTAATACGACATTTTCAGATAATAAAGTTACGGTTGGAAATAAAGTTATAGATTTGGCAGTAACTTTTTCAAATGGACTTGCAAATCCAGAGATAAATAAGAATACGGGAGACATAATTTATATTGATAACAGACCCCTGGTACAGAGAGATATTAGACAAAAAGAAGACGTTAAAATTATTCTGGAATTCTAAAAAAAATGGCACAAAAAACAGATTTAAACATCAATCCATATTATGATGATTTTGATTCGGAAAAAAATTTTTATAAAGTCTTATTTAAACCAGGGTATCCAGTTCAAGCAAGAGAACTAACGACTTTACAATCAATTTTACAAAACCAAGTAAAATCTTTTGGAAGCCATATATTTAAAGAAGGATCAATGGTGATCCCAGGTAATATTGCTTATGATGGGCAATTTTATTCTGTAAAACTCAATCCAACTAATTTTGGAACTGATATTTCACTTTATATTAATAATTTTGTAGGTAAAAAGGTAGTAGGGCAGATATCAGGAACAACCGCAATAATTCAATACGTCGCCTTTCCAGATGATATTAACGTAGAAAATCTGACAGTATATGTAAAATACTTAGATTCTGATATTAATTTTGAATTCAATCCGTTTGAAGATGGGGAATCATTAATTGCAGAAGAAAATATAACTTATGGAAATACAACAATTAATGCAGGAACACCCTGTGCATCATTAATTTCTTTAAATGCGACTTCAATTGGATCTGCGGCATCTATTGGTGATGGAGTTTATTTTATTAGGGGATATTTTGTAAATGTTTCTAAGCAAACTATAATTCTTGATAACTATACAAATACTCCATCGTATAGGGTTGGATTAAAAATTGATGAATTAATTATCAATGCAAAAGATGATAGTTCTTTGTATGATAATGCCAAAGGATTTGCAAATTATGCTGCTCCGGGTGCGGATAGATTTAAAATTAATTTAACTTTAACTAAAAAATTATTATCCGATACTAATGATACTGATTTTGTTGAACTACTAAGAGTTCAAGATGGAAAAATTAAAAAAATTGAAACTAAAACTCAATACAATATAATTCGGGATTATTTGGCAGAAAGAACTTATGATGAATCTGGAGATTATGCGGTAACTCAATTTAACCCATCAATACATAATTCATTAAATGATAGATTGGGTAATAATGGATTATTCTTTGACACTGAGACAACTGAACAGTCTAATACACCTTCAGATAATTTGATGTGTATAAAAGTATCTCCTGGAAAGGCTTACGTTAGGGGATATGATGTAGAAAAAATTTCAACAACTATTATTGATGTAGAAAAACCAAGAGATACTAAATCAATTGATAATGTTAATATTCCCTTTGAGATGGGCAATATTATAAGAGTAAATAATGTGTCTGGAGCACCAAAACAAAGATATGCAGTAGAATTATATAATCAATTGGGTGGAGCAGGAAATAAAATTGGTGATGCTAGAGTATATACCTTTAGTTTAACTGATGCTTCATATAGTAATGGAATAACTAATTGGGATTTATACCTCTACGATATTCAAACATATATTGCATTAACTTTAAATTCTTCAATTTCAAGTGCAGAACTACCAGCAACATCATTTGTTAAGGGTAAAAGTAGTGGTGCTAGTGGATATGTAGTTTCTGCTGGAGGTGGATCTGTTGCAATTAGTTTGCGTCAAACTTCTGGAACATTTTCAGTTGGAGAACAGTTAATTATTAATGGAGTAGATTTTTCAAGAACAATTAGATCAGTAACTTCATATTCTACTGAGGATATTAAGTCAGTATATCAATCAACTTCTGTATCCGGACTTCCAGTAAATTTTCGTGCAGATTGTTTGCTTGAAAGATTTAGACTTCCTAACGGATTAAATCAAGTATCTATTACTTCTGGTGGAACGGTAACTAGTGCTGGTGGTAATGTATTTACTGGAATAAAAACAGATAGTATTCTCAGATACCAAAAAGTTGGATTTAATACTGAGACCTATAATAGAGTATCTATAGTTGCAGCAGATGGTTTATCAATGACTGTTGTTGGTATTACTAGTGTTTCTGGAGTATTTGATGGTTCGTTACCATCGAGTACAATTCAACCTACTGTTTTACTTGGTGCTCCAATTATAAGAAATCAAGGTGCAGGATCACTATATGCTCAACTTCCAGATGTTAATATTTCTTCAGTAAATCTTTCTGATTCATTATTAACATTCTCTTCACAAATAACCGGAGAAACTACAAGTGCTTCTGGCGTATTAACTTTTGATTTATCACAAATTACCGGAATTACCAGTGCATTTTTTGCTCCATTTGATGAAGAAAGATATTCTGTTCACTATTCAGACGGAACCATTGCGCCAATAACTTCTGATCAGTTTGTTTTAAATTCAAATATAGTAACTATTAGTGGATTATCTAATAGTAAAACTAATGTTACAGTAAATGCAACTTTAATTAAAAATGGTGTTCAAAGCAAAATAAAAGAATATAACAGAAGTCAAACTTTATCAGTATCACTATCAAAATATTCACAATCTGGAAGTGGAATTAGTTCTTCAATTGGTGACGGTCTTACCTACAATCAATATTATGGACTAAGAGTTCAAGATGAAGAAATATCATTAAATTATCCAGATGTGGTAAAAGTAATATCGGTATATGAATCTTTTAATTCATCAGCACCGACTTTAGATCAAGTTCAATTTACTTCTAGTGCTAATGTAACCACAAATGCTGTTATTGGTGAAGATATCCTTGGAAACACTAGCAAAGCAATTGCAAGAGTTGTTTCAAAACCATCTGCAAATGTTTTGGGTATTGTATATTTAAATCCTGAAAGATTTTTAGCAGGAGAAACTGCTGTATTTAAAGATTCAGGTATAACTACGGAAATTGAATCTATTACTTTAGGTAAGTATAAAGACGTAACAAATTCATATTCATTAAATAAGGGTCAAAAAGATCAATATTATGATTATTCAAGAATTGTTAGAAATAAAGATACAGCAGAACCTTCTAAACAATTACTAATAGTATTTGATTATTATTCAATACCATCTAATGATAATGGTGACGTATTTACAGTATTAAGTTACAACGAAGATAGATTTTTAACCGATATTCCAACAATTGGTCCAAGATTAGTAAGATCTTCCGATACTTTAGATTTTAGACCAAGAGTTCCTGTATTTTCTGGAACCGGTTCTTCACCATTTGATTTTTCTTCAAGAAATCTTACCACTGAACCTAAATTAATTCTTTCTGCAAATGAAAGCTCATTAATTGGATATGATTATTATTTACCGAGAATTGATAAGTTATATCTTGATAGATTTGGAAATTTTATTGTTGAAAAGGGAGTATCAGCAAAAGATCCTAAAGAATCAAGTAAAAATGATGCTGTAATGGAAATAGCAACTATTAAGTTGCCACCATATCTTTATAATCCATCCGATGCTATCTTATCTTTAGTAGATAATAGAAGATATACGATGAGAGATATTGGTTTAATTGAAGATAGAGTTGAGAATCTAGAAAGAGTTACTTCACTATCTCTACTTGAAATAAATACACAAACTCTCCAAATTCAAGATTCTGAAGGTAGAAATAGATTTAAGAGTGGATTTTTTGTTGATGATTTTAAAAATTATTCCCTAATTAATAAGCAATTATCTAATATTAGAGTCAATACTGTAGCAAATGAATTAACGCCAATTAACAGTAGAAATTCACTTAAATCACAAATTGCGCCAGCAACAGCAGTTACTGATGAAGACTTGGATTTATCAGATAACTTTGAATTGTTGGATCCAAATATTCAAAAAACTGGAAATTCCGTAACTTTAAAATATGATTCTATTGGATGGATTGAGCAACCATTTGCTACAACAGTTGAAAATGTAAATCCATTTAACGTTATAGTTTATAGTGGAAATCTTAAGTTAAGTCCAGAGATTGATACTTGGGTAAGAACCGTTCAGCTTCCAGATAAGAATGTTAGTATAACATTAAACTCTACTAGGACACTTGAAAAAAATCTAGTAAGTAATGCTTTTGTTACTCTAACTCCCATTCGTACCACAAGTCAAAATACGGTTAATGGTGGAACAATATTTGGTCAAGGAAACTTCACTAGATCCAGTAATTCTACAACAGAAACTTCATCAACTGCTACCAGTACCACATCAAATACAACACAAAGTATTGATTATGATACAACAAGTGATGTTGATACTACAATTAGAAATGTTTTAGTATCTTCATCCGATGAAGCATTTATGAGATCCAGAAATACTGAATTTTCTGCATCTAATCTTAAACCCTCCACAAGATTCTATCAGTTCCTTGATGGAAATAGTGGAGTCGATTTCATTCCAAAATTGATTGAGATAGCAAACGACACCACATTAGCAAATTATGGAGCTTCTGGTGCGTTTACAGTTGGAGAAACTGTGATTGGAAGATTTGGTGAAGACAATTTGATTACATTCAGAGTTGCAACTCCAAATCATAAGTATGGTAAATTTAATTCCCCATCCACAACATACACAATAAATCCATATGTTAAGACTGAATCTATAGCATCATCATACAGTCAGTCATCAAAAGTTCTTAATATTGATACAACTTCGTTATCACAAGAAGCTCAAGGAAAATATTTTGGATATCTAGTCCAAGGTATGAAACTTGTTGGACAAACTAGTGGTGCAGTTGCATATGTAAAAGATTTGCGTTTAATCTCCGATAATTATGGAGATTTGATTGGGGCATTCTACTTAAGAGATCCGAATACTATTCCAGTTCCAACCGTTAGAATTCCAACAGGAACCAAGACCTTTAAGTTAACTTCAAGTTCAACAAATGATCTAGGTCTTCCTGGTAGCAATTCGATTTCACATGCAGAAACAAATTATAATTCAGATGGAACTCTTGAGCAGTGGGAAAACACTGTCACTACAACTACAAGTAATTTAACAACAAAAACAGTAACTAATTTAACAACAAATACAACACAATCAGTTACAACAATAAACACTCATACAACAACAACA